ACCCGACTAAAGATCCCACGCTCACCCGACTTAGATTTATAAAGTCTTTTCATCTCCGAAGAGTAGGTATCAAAGTCAGGCTTCTCCGAGTACACAGCACTGTTATTAGCTAAGGCTCTCTGCCCATTAGTAGAGTGCCAATCTCCATACTTAGCGTTAGCCATCCTATTGTCTGTAACATTACTTAAGCTTATAAGTGCAGACCTCCTGACTCCTCCAACAACTACAATATCTGCTATCTTGCATACAAGATCATGACACTCTAAAGAAGTAAGTTTCCTACCCATAGAATTTTTAAATAGTTCTACAGAAAAGTTAAATAGATCTGATAAAGGTTGAGGCCCACTCGCCCTACCTCCAAAGATCTTTAGTCTAGCCCCGGCAGGACGTATACGAGACAGGTCACACTTAGGTATCTTACCCGCATACAGAAGGCTTATAAGCTCTCTGAAGGCACTTGCCCACCCTATCTTACTATCTGATACTACTATAGTCGTTTCTGTCTCATGGAAGCTGTCAGCGACTACAGGAAGCTGTTGCATATAATCTCTTTCGACACTGAATCCTACACCAGTTCCACACAATAGGATGTACATAAGCTCATCGAACGCTCTGGGGCTGTCTATCGGCAAGTAACTACAGTTAAACCCTGCTACGTTGTCGCGCTTTAAAGCCTCTCCAGCGGTCATAAGACAGCGCATAGAGGGCATCACTTTATGGCTAGAAATAGCATTAAATAATTCAGCAGCATCTAGCTCATCTATTTGTTTTCTATCTATAAAGAAATCTAAGTATCTATTAACTGTCTCTTCCCAAGTTTCTCGACGTTGTTCAGTATCAAGATATCTAGCATATCGACTTTTATGTATGTACTGTTGATATTGATTCATTGTCTTGCTCAAACTCCTCTATCAAAAACTCATAGTTACCAGCTACATAAGCTGTATAATTCTTTTGGTCTTGTTCTCTATTGTCTCTTTTCTCGTCACAATATTCCGAATATTTATGCTGACAAAAGCTTACGAAAATCTTACCGTTGTCTATCATTGATCCTGCTCCCTATTTTGTTGAATGTTTTTCTTTGCTTTCTTAGACACTTTCTTCTTAACCTTCTTATCATACTTATCTCTTCGTTCCTTTTTAACATCAATATAATTCTTTTCCATTACTTTACTCCTATGTCTCCAAGAACTCCAGCAGTCTTTTCTCGTACCACTCCGCTTTCAAGAGGTCTTCTGTCCCATTCTTGTACCGAAACCTCCAACGGTATTTCAGACTGTTTCCTCTTAAGTAACCGATATACTCTTCGCCTGTTAACATAGCCTCTATCCCGTCGATGCATTCTATGTCTCCTTTATTATAATGTGGGGGGTTGTTCACATTGTCAGGTTTGTTAGGAGCTACCGAATTCCACTCCTCCGGGGTCACCTCATTAAGTTTCTTTTTAGTCTTCTGTTTCATTATTTATCCACTCCTTTGGTATACTATCAACACTAAACCATCTAAATCCGTTGGCGCTTGCCCATTCTCCATGTGATCTTTTTGTTCCGTCCTTTCGTCTCTTTGCTTGTGGCATAGGCGCTGAAGGATTTAAAAATAAAAACACAAGCTCTGTGTCATTATTAAGAACCTTTTTAACCCAAACATACTTATTGTATTCAGCATAGTCCCAAAAGCGGCCTTTAGCTTCTAATAGAATTTTCTTATTCTCTAAAGTTTTTATAAAATCAGGCTCGTAATTATGCTCTACAATGTAAGGGACTTTATCAGTATGGTGTTCCCAATCTTTAAGTATGCCAGAATGTAATACATATTCCCAATTAGAATCGTATCCTTTAATAACATTTTCTTCAGTAGGTCTGGATACTCTAGGTACACGTTGACCGCTTTTAATCCTCAATGCACCGTCCTTGACATTGAGATTTCCTGTTCTAAAACACTTTTTAAAAGCATAAGCGTTTCTAGTGGCAGTATCCTAAAGCCCTCCTCCCGTAGTAAATCTGCTAAATTACAGATGATGTATTCAATTGGCATGTCAACGTCCATTAAAATTCTCCCAAGTTATTGTATTAATATTTACACCTTTAGACACCAAAGACTTCAATTCTTTTTTGATATTCTTTTTAGAAAAGGTAGTCAGTCGTATACCAGTATCTTTTTCATAGTAATTCTGGTCGGGCATTAAAGAGCTTATGTTATTTATATTTATTTCTTTAGCTTCTTCTGGAGATACCAAAGTCTTGAGCCAAGCAACAAGTATTTCATCAACCCTTCTATTTATTTTACGCATCTTCTTTTCGTTCATTATAATACTTGCGCTACTTTAGGCGCCGAAACTATTTTAGTTAGGTATACAGGGCCTCTAGCATATTTAAATGTCTTCAGACCTTCGCCATCATTAGAATCTTTATGGCATTCAAACTTATAATTACAAAACGAACACCCTTTCGGCAGCTTCATGTTCCCGCTTTTACCTTCGGGTATAGTTTTGTAGCAAAATGCTGGAGGCTTTAACATATCTAAAAACTTTCTAAGCTTACTTATCTTTACAACCACATTAGGTTTGTCAAGCTCTTCGGGCTGGTAGAAACAAAGCTCTCCTGATTCTTTAGATATAACAAGGAAGCCTCCATTAGAAGTACCTTCAGCCTCTTCGTAAGAAGCAAGCTGTGCCAGATAGCCGAAGGGATCATCCTCGCTTAGAGATCCGTTCTGAAATTTATTGAATCCGAACCTTGAAGCCGTCTTAACGTCCACAACTTCGCCATCGATCTTGCAATCTATATGACCTTTGATGCCATTAACAACTACGGCCTTCTGCTCTTCTGTAACTTCATGACCCGACAAGCGCACAAGCATTAGGACAACAGCTTCTAAAATGTGTCCATATAAAAATCTTATCTGGTCTGAAGGTTTAAAACTATTGACACGATTAGATTTCTTCTCGAACCATAACTGTCTAGCAGGTCTTCCGATATTAGACATACGCATTGAGAACCCTGAGTTTCTTTTAGAAGGCCAAGCCCAATGCTTTAAAGCCTCCTTAATATCTTCTCCGACTTTATCAATATCTTCTTCTGTTAAAGATAGACGGCCTCCAGAATTTAATGGCTCTAAACTTTTGTATATGTCTTCTACTACTGTGTCTAATGTTTTCATTCTTTATGCTCCACGAAATTAATTTTCCTTGTATTAGAATTGAATGCTAGAAGAACAACTCCCAGTTTTATTTGCGCTTCTGTTCTTGCCCTCCCCCACACTTTACCTTCATTGTCAGTGCCAATAGTTTTCACATCTATTAAAGTTGTAACCGCGCCTTTCATAGCTATAAGATCAATTGATCCTGAACACCCACAATTTTTAAATACTTCATAGCCTTGATCCCACAGCCAAGTAACTGCGTAGTATTCTGCCATGTCCCCCTTTCTTGATTTAGTGTGTTTCATTTATAATCTGTCCGTATTGAATACCTAAAGCATCTAGATCTGTTAATATATTTATAGGTAGATTATAACAATCGGTTCGTACTGTCCAGTTATTACTAGGATCTACCTGTCCCTTCTTTAAAAACGTAGCCTCTTTAAAATATTGTTTTTTATCGTACCATCCAAGAACCCAGCCACAGGACATATCCTTTAGCACCCTCGTAAAAACATAAGCATCACATTTTTGAAAAGGATTAAGTGCTGCTACCGAACATTCATAATGTCCTTGGGGGGGCGTTGAAACAACTTTTGTTTTAACATCTAGCTTTGCTTTGCGATTAAATATTAGATCATAGTCGTATGTATTTGAGTGTTCTATAATATCCTCGTTATCATTAAATAATTTTTTAAGTAAATTAAAGACAAGTATTTCTCCTAAGAACCCATACACATTTCCTTTCCCTTTTGTTATGGAGTTCCTTAATGTCCCCATTTCAGACGCTTTAGCTTTAGCCGTTACTATATCGTAATCAGAAATTTCAATGCGTTTCACTCCAATTATCTCCTATTCTGTATTCCCCGTCAAGAGGGCAGTTAAGTTTTAGTTCTACACCAGCCGCAATTATAGACTCTACACCGAGTTTACCAACAGTTTCTGCTAGGTCTTCCCGCACTTCAACTTGGAACTCATCGTGTACGTTAACTACAAAGTTAGCATCCATTCCCTGTAGTTTATTATTAAATATTATTAAGGCCTTCTTCATTACTATAGCTCCAGCACCTTGAAGCAACATATTTAATGCGGAATGTTCGCTCCTTATAAATAGCTTGCGACCATCTAAAGCTCTAAGGAAGTTTGCTTTTGCTGCTTTTCTAGTAATGCTATTTTTAAGAGTCCGGAGTGATGGGAGATTATTGAGAAATGATTGTTTAAGTGTCCTTCCAATTCCTTTACCTCCCCCAACCACGCTTCCAAGCTTTGCATCTCCTGCTCCGTATAGAAACGCATAGATGAAAGTCTTTGCCTGATCTCTTGATTCAAGTCCTGCAAGCTGCTGATTAGTGGTGTGTATGTCTCCGTTAACGATTTCATTTATATACTCCTTGTCATTTAAATAGTGAGCAAGCATACGCAATTCAAGACTACTCGCGTCTATGCCTACCAGTTTGTACCCTTTCGGTATTGTCCAACAGCCCCTAAATTCTTTACCAAACTCTTTAGGGGGCCGGGGGATATTTGCCATATTAGGTTTGCTATGAGTCATGCGGCCCGTCACCGTCCCATTAGGATTTACCCAACCGTGAACCCGCCCCGTATCAGTATCTAAAACTTTGAACCAACCTAGTATTTCTGCTATACGACTCTCTAATTTTAGATATCTAGAGATTTTAAGGGCGACTGGGATTCCTTTTATCCTTCCTAAATTACCTTCATCGACACACGGCTGTCCTGTTGGTGTAAACTTTTCAGGCTTCCAACCCAGCCCTACAAGTTTAGTAGCTACTTGTTGTCGTGAAGATATGTTGAAGTCTACAGGTTCCGTCACATCAATATGCCCAGTCGCTTCTTCTGAACTTAAAAACTCAAACTGCTCTGCTGTTAATTTGACTCTTGCTATAGTCCCATCTTGGAATATCTTTTCTCCCATCTTAGAAAGCTTCCCGCTGCTTTTTAAATAGGTTGGGTACACTCTATATGCAACAGTCTCTTGACCCAGTTCTGCGTGTATTGCAGTATACAAAGTATCTTTTTCGCCCGACAGTTTCTCTAGTAAATCAGAGGCTTTGTCTTGGTCTAATAAAAACCCGTATTTTATTTGAGCATCAATAATTACAGCAGCTTCATGTTCCAAGTTCACGCAGTCTATTTTAAATCCTCTGCTTTCCCGCTTCAGGGCCTGATAAACTTTATAGTTTACTAGCACATCCTGAGCACAATACTTTAGCATCTCATCAGAGTACTTAAAGTAATCATCAAATTCTATCTTGGGACATCTGAGTCTATAGCCCCAACTTTCTAAGCCGTGACCGCCCTCCCTTGTAGGTTTAAATAATCTTGAAAGCACTAAAGTATCAACAATATATTTGTTGGTAAGGTCTAGGCCCGTTAGCTTTTTAATGACAGGCATATCAAAGTTAAGGATGTTATGGCCTATTAGTTTTTCAGCAGACTTCAAAGTCGCTAAGCCTTCATAAAGTTCTGAAGGCCCAAAAGATTTATGTTCCTGTGTATCTACATTAAATGTAGACATACACCATATCTTTGTTGGGAAAAGGCCGTCCGTTTCTATATCAAATACTAGGGCGGTCATATTATAGACTCTAGTTCATCATCAACATCATCAATGTCTATCTCTTTTAGCCTCCCGGTTTTCTTGTTGTAAAGCAGATGAGAAGCCATGCCGACATCTCCGGTGTACCTAGACTTTAAGACTCTCATGTGCGTTGTGTTGGCCTCGTCCTCGTCGTCAGCTTGTTGGTTACGCTCCAAAGCAATAACGCAATCACTTATTTGTGCAATAGCTTGTGATCCTCTGAGGTGTGATAGGCTAACTTCGATACCGTTTTCATGGCCCCGGTTACCATCCACCCTTCTTAGATGTGCTACAAGTATTAGACCTGCTCCTGTCTCCTCAACTAAAGTCCTTAAAGATTTCATAATGTAATCAATGGTTGATACTTCGTTGTTATCTTTAAGTCCTGCGGAATATGCAAGCATGTGCAAATGATCTACGACTACCCACTTACAATTCTGCCCTATTATTAGATACTTTAATTTATTTAGTATTTCATCGAAGTCAGTAGCGCCGAAGTGTGCATGAATCCAGACACGATTAGCATAGGTGTCCCCTATAAATTTAGTAGATAGGGCAGCATATTCTTTATCACCAAAGGATTCGCGCTCCTCATCAATGTATAAACGGGCGTTGGCCTCGATGGATAATATACCGTCTGCTGTCCTGATCCAGTCCTCTTCTAAAGCTATGATGCCTACGTTATCTTTAGTGTTCGTTATCAACCAGTGTTCTAGTTCCCTTGTGATGCTTGACTTACCTAGTCCCGTACCACCTGTAACAGTGACTAATTCACCCTGCCGCAGACCATATAGTTTCTTGTTGAGTCCAGCCCAAGGATAGGGAACACACTCTTTGATCTCTCTATTAATTAGATCATCGAGCTTCTCTGACAAGTTAAGTACTCCTGCTGGCGTATAGACTTTAGCACTCCACCAAGAATTTTGATAGGCTTTGTGTTGCGACTGCCTTAGCATATCGTTAGCGTCTTTGAAGTCGCTAGGAAGCGTTATGATCTTTGCTTTTCCGGGTGTTAATAATTTAGCGACAGCCCTTGCGGCGTCTCGTCCGGGTTTGTCGTTATCAAAGTTTATGACTATGTTGTCAAACTTCTCTAAGAATTCTATAGAGTCTTTGAAATCTTTAACTGCTCCTGATGCTCCATTCTTAACAGATACTACGGGCCATTTGCTGCCCATCAATTCAAATGCAGCCATCGCATCGCACTCACCTTCTGTAACTGTAATGTATTTACCGCCATCAGCGAACAGTTGTTCACCAAAGAGTCCAGAGCCTTTAGAGGTTCCTCGCCATGAAAAAGCTTTATTAGATTCTCTTATTTTATATCCTGTTATTTCATTCGCTATGTAATAAGGATATGAATGCCGGACAACAACGTCATTAGTATTTATAAAAGCTTTGACGCCATATTTCTTTGCTGTCTCTAAGGATATGTTCCGGTCTGTGAGCGGCAAGAAATCACCGCCCGAAGTATTCTTCTTGTTGTTCTTGTGTTCTTTAAAGTTTACTACTTCCGCTTGTTGTGAAAACGCCTCCTTATAATTGGGGTATCTATGACGGCAACTAAAGCACCATGCTGATCCGTCTTCGTTAATTGCTACTGGGTCACTTCCTCCGCACTCTAAGCACGGCTGATTGTATTTAACAAATGACATGTTAATTCCTTTATTTAAAAGATTATATTTTAAAACAGCGAAGGGGCCTCGTTAAAGACCCCCGTACCGTTTGCTACTTATCTTCTTCTTCTGCCGATTCCTCCTCCTTTTCTTCTTTAATAATAGCATCATCAGTTACCGAACTTTGAATAACTTCATGGAACTTAGAAGCTGCTGCCCTTAACACATCGATACGTTTAGCTAGGCCTTGTATCTCACCCTCAACCTCGACTAGATACGCAAAGGATACTTGTGCTTCTTCATTTAGAAGATCAACATCGTACAAAGAGTCTTCAGTTTTATAAGTCCGAGTGCTCATAATTCATCAAGCTCCTCGTCATCATCATAAACATCAAACTCATCTTCGATTCCGCCTCCGTACTCTATAAGATCAAGTACCTGCATTTTACAGAAGTCTAGTCCTTTAAAGGTTTTACCTTTATATTCGGAAGACCATACTTTATACTGGACTTTTACCTTAGATCCATTGCCAACCGTAACATCAATTGGTTGCTTCTGTCTATCTAAAAGATCGGGAGACCTCCTGATCATACCATTAGGGCCATTAACTTTACGCTTAATAACCACCGCAGGCCCTTCGTTCATATCTTTAATATGAAATCCTTGGCTTTTAAAGTCTTCAGCAACGTCAGGATCAACCACAAGATTGACTGTGTACATTGGCTCGAAGTTTGTGTTAGGCACTTTTACAGATGCCCAATACGCAGTACCTTCTACTACTGGCATAAATATTACTCCTTTAATTAATTATTGAATGTGTACTCT